CCGTCTTCCCCCCCCCCTCCCCCAACTGTTCACGGTTGGCAGTGCTGTTGGAGGTGGGGTTGTGACCGTTGAAGATGGGGGTGCCTACTGCAATTTTGTTATAGAGTTCCCCCACCATCTCCTTCACCCACCTTACCACGCGTTTCCCCATACCGACAAGGTGGAAGGTGTGGTCACCCTCATGCCCTACTGCATAGGCTTTGATGATGGGGTTGGGGTCGGTTTGTTTGATTGAGGCAAGGCGTAGGGGGTCAATCATCCCCTTTATCTCTTCCCCGTCTATATTCCCCTGTAACTGTGCTTGCAGGTATATTCTATTCATTGTTGATGCCTCTGTTCTGCTGTCCCCCGGTTTTGGTGTTGGTGGGGGTGTTGGTAGACTCCTTCTTATTCATCTTCAACAGTTCCAGTTCCTTCCTGTGCTTCTCATCCATCTCCTCCTTCACCCTTCTTTCCACTTCCTCCCTGTCTATCTCTGGTACGTGGGAGAGGAAGGTGGTGAGGTCTATGACTTCCGCTTCTTTCAACGGTAACCACACGTCTTTTAATTCCCGGAGTTTTTCTGCTGAGATGAAGGGGATGTGGGCGGAGATGCAGTCAGGATTAAAGCCAAGGTTAAAGGTGGCGTTGGCCTTCGCCAGTACTTTTTTAAACAGTTGGTCATACACCCCCACCCACACCCCTTTTTCCTCATTGGTGTTGATGACGAGGCTTTCCATGAGTGTGTCGGCGGTGGAACGGTTGGAGAGAAGGTCGGGGTAGCCCAAGAGGTGAGGGGGAACGCCGGTTATACCTGATATTGCCTTTACATGTGTCTCCATCTCGTCTTTGGTGGACGCATACCCCTCCCCCTTACTACCTATCAATTCAAAATCCGCCGTAGACACAAACGCCTTGCCAATCCGCCAATTCTTCCCCCTTATCCAATCCCACACCAACGACGCTTCCACCCTGTCCTTGGCTTTGAAGTAGGGGGTGGGGGAGGCGTAGAGGTGGTTGATCTTTCTCCAATCCCACAACGCCTTATCCAAATCCTCAATGTTACGCAGTGCCAATGCCACCTTTGACGGGGTTTCGTCTACCTGATTCCCCAACCCCCCAAACCTTGCAAACACAAAGTCAGCCTCCCCCCAGTCAAATGGGTCAGTGCCTTCGTATATGGCTTTGGTGTAGTGGAAGGGGTCGTAGTTGGCCTTGTCCCAGGTGATTTTGTATGACTTTTCCCGGTATGGTATGAGGATGGTGCGTATAGTGTTGTTGGTGGAAGGTAGGAGGTGGATGAGGGCTTTGCCTTCTATCTCCACCTCCCTTGCCCATGCACGGGGGAGGATGGTGTCGAGATTGTTATATCGTATGAAGTCTTTTATGTAGGCGAGTTCACGTTTTACTTCTTCCGGTTTGTACTGGGGTAGGGCAAATGGTAACACCCCCGCCCCTATGATAAATGCAGCCCGTGTGTCGATGATGGCGCGGGTGGTCCCACACCCCCAGGCATCCGACCCCTCATACTTTTTCTTTAAGGCGTCGATCTTGCCCTTGTAGGTGGTGTAGGGGTTGCCAGTGTAGTGGGTGGAGGAGGTGGTGGTGTAGTAGGTAAGGACATCCCCATCAGTCAACGCCTGTAGGGACACCATGAGGTTTTTGTTGATGGATTCTTGTTCTTGAAGTCGTTGGTTGAGGGAGATAGAGTCGAACAACCCCCTCAACCATGTGGCTGGGTTTTGCATGAAACTCCCCCGAATTTGCACAAATGCATCAGGACCAAATGCAATTCAGGGGGCAATCTAAACATAACGTAGGTGTATTGTCAAGGCACATTTTGTGGCGTCTACTGTGGACTATACAACCTATTGTGGTCACTCATCCAACTTCATATCCACCAGTAGTGTGTTGGCTATATCACGAATACTTTGTATATGTGCAATCATTGTGGGAGAAATTTTTTGATTAATTTCCCTCCTTCTCCCCTCTAAATGTGAGTAGGTTTCCAGTGTGGTAAACTTCTCACCACACCTATTGCAGAGATAACGGCGTCGGCGTTGGGGTTGGTCTTTTACCAGTCGGGTGTCCAACACCTTTAACTCTGACTCCCCCCTTGCTCCACATTCAGGACATACCATAACTCCCCCCACTGTTACTGTTGTTGTTGTTATTCTGGTGTAACATCCACATTGTCGTCTGTCATAAACGCTCCACCCCCTGTCTCCCTGATAAACTGGCACACAAACAGTCGGGTGTCGTCCATTGTGTGATCTGACTCTTTTACTATCTTGCTTTCAAACTCATTTATTTTCTTCCGTCTGTACTGTGTATACTCCCTTCTATTGTCAAGACAGGAGTAGTGGACCCCGATCTTAGGTGACCCCAGTACCGGATGTAAAGCGTTCTTTACCGCCTCCACTCCTGTATCCACATCCCGGTCTTCATGGGGGTGGAAGGCGATGTTGCGATTTTCAGCATAGAACGTATCCTCCCACTCCGCTATAAGGTCCGCCCGTGCAGGGTCGGCGGTGTACTGGGTTATGTTCTTCCACCACGACTTCTGTTTGCAAATGGAGAGGAGGATGTGGTTGGTGGCAGGACGCCCTACTGGGGACAAAAACACCTCTGCCACCCTCACCCATCGTGCTATGTCTTGAAAGTATTGCCACACCCCCACGGAAAATGGGTTGACCCCGCCCCAGTCAATACTCAGTGTTACAGGTAAAGCCGCATTGAACTTAGGCATCCCCTTAACATGTCTCTCTTCATCCCACTCCTCTTCATACACCAAATCACCAAACCCCACCTTTATGCAAAACCACTCCCGCATGAGTACAGACATGGATAGGGTTTGGAGTTTTTGGATAAGGTCTTTGACAGGGTAATAGCCGTCAGCCTGTTTCATGTGGGGGCCTGGACACCACGGGGTAAGGGGGCAAGTCGAACAGGAATAGTCCTTACAGGCTGCGAGTATTTCCCAGCAGCAATATTTGTAAATGGCAGTATTCTGTTCTTTCGACTTTGCCAGGGCTCTATCCATCGTCCACCCAATATTGCGGTTGGTGGAAAACAGCCATAGGGAGGAGTTGTGGCCATACTTGGACACCGGTTGGGACAGGGCTGCCTGGTACACATCGTCGTCTATTTCGTCTACTTCATCCAGTTTCAGGCATTGTGGATGGGGTCCACGTACAGACTTTTGACTGGCAGTGAGGATCGACACTTCCGATCCGTTTTGCCATTCGGTTTTTGACAACATCTTCCTCAACCTTCCCCCACGGCTTTCCCTGCCTAGCAACTCTTCCTCCAACCCTGATATACGCCAAAAGTCATCCATAGCCTTGTAGGATAGCATAGACTGGTTTTCACTCCCCCCTAGCAGCCGTGTCTCATACTTTTTGTTGTAACAGGCTTTATACCACGTATCCAACCCCCCGAAAAGATATGTCTTGGATCCGGCCCTATTAGTCCACACCACCCCACTCTCCACCCTGCCAGTTAGCATGTCAGCCACCACGTCAAACTGAGCACAGTGGTCTTGCTGGGCGCAGTTGTGTTTGGTGCCAATCTTAGGCTCCTTCAGGGCAAGAAGAAACTCCTGCACGTCTAAGTTGGTGTGTAGGCCGTGGGTGATGTGATGACGTATTATTTCGCGCCGTATGAGGTCTTGGGCTGTGTCACTGAGATTCAACTGTAGTTTCCTTCCCGTCCTTTTTCAGCAATTCTTCCAACTTCTCATATTCCGTTTTCGGCGGTGTCGCGCTGTGCTCATACCACTGTTGCCGTTGTGTTTCATGGCGTTTACAAACCGAGCAGATACGCCCGCGCATCCGGTCATCATAGCTGCAATGAGAACCCCAGTGCAGGACAGCGCACCCGATATTCCCGCCCGCTCTCCATGTCTCGGAGTATACCCACTTGTGTTTACAGTCAGACGATCCGAGATTCAGCGAGTCCACTTCCGCGGTGCGCCAGACAATGGAGTCGGTAACGACAGTGGAATGTGTGCCACTGAACCACTCCGTGTATCCGATGCTTGTTTTTGGGACAATCCCGATAGCCCTGAGATGTTCTTCCGCTCCCGCCGTGAGCGAGAACAGGATGAGTAGTGCGAACACAATCCACTTCATCTTATCTCCCCTTGTAGCCAACAATGTTAGCCACAGTTTCCGTGAGCGCGCCCAATGTTTCCATCTGCTTGCCATCAAGAGTAGCAAGCAAATTGATTGTCTCTTGCTGTTTCACCAACATGTCGCCGTGATACGCCAGCACCATATTGTGGGTACTGTCGGCTTTTGCTAGTGCCTCTATCGCTTCGATACACTTACTGGTGACTTCCCTCTGTGTTTTAATGGTGCTACCTTGGATGGTTACGATAGCCACCAGAACAATCAGAATGAGAGTTTGAAACAGTGATACGAATTTCATGACTTCTCCTTCCCTTCCGGTACGCTCAATGGTTCGGCTTCACGTTCCCTCTTCCACTCCTCCAGTTCCCGCAGTCCGGTCGGGCGGTCGAAACGAGCGGTTTTAATAGACCACTCGTCGCCCTTGCCGCATACTGATTCGCAA